ACCGTGTGCGGGTCATCGAGTTTAACCGTCATTTTAGCGAAGCAGAGCAGGACAAGAACCTGAAAAATGAGTTCCAGACACAGGAAGCTATGCAGGGCATTTTCGCTTGGCTGGTTGCCGGGTACTTCAAGTACAAGCGGTTCGGCCTGAAAATGTCTCCCGCTATGCGGAAGGTGGTCAACCAGTACGAGCGTGACAACGACCTGTGCCTGCAATTCCTTGAAGAACGCTGTGAGCAGGCCGAGGGAGTCAATACCCGCTCGAAGTCTCTGTTTGACGCATACAAGATTTGGTGTAAGTCCAACGGCTACTTCGCCTGTTCCGCCAAGCGGTTCAACGCCGACATGGAAGCTCACCCTGAGTGGCACGGCGGCAAGGTCGTGTATCAGGGCTACCCCGTCTACAAGAACCTCAGACTGAAAGGAGCATCATAATGAAAATTGGATATATCCAAAAATACAGTGACCCGTGCAATATCAAGCACGACAGGTTCAGATTTATCGAATGCTCTTGCACCCGCCGAATTTCCAGTAAAAGTGACAGAGTGTATTCGAAACGATTTATGCCCCATGATTACGAGGAAATTGTAGATAACGCAAATATCATGCGGAAAAATCCGAGAATTATTCTCGTACAAGAAGTTTTCTTGCTTGATAACGAACTGCGAGAGAAAGCCATGAGGTGGGTCGAATGGGCGAACCAAGCTGACCCAAGTGAATACGACCCATTCGCAAAAATGGAGGATAATCATGAAACCTGAGAAAAAGAACCTCCGCCGCATTTCCATCGTGGTCACAGCGCAGACCAAGGGCAACCTTGAACGGCTGGCGGCGGTCTGCGGCTACTCGGAAATCGGTCGAGTGGTTGACAAACTCACCCGTGAGAAGATGATCTCCCTCCACGACTTTGAAAGGGGGAAACACTATGCGTTTGATTGACGCTGACCACTTAACAATGCTTGTGAAAGGTGCAACCATACTGAGCGATGGTTTTAAGGACGCATTTTGCAAGCTGGTTTATGGAGAACCAACCGCTGACACTGTGTCAGCAATACACGGCACATGGGAAGGATATACACACAGCAAGTATTACGGAATGGACGAGGACAACAAACCCATCTACCGTGCCGGTACGCTGTATTACTGTTCCGAGTGTCGGCGCAGGAGTATCATCCGTGAGAAATACTGTCCTTCCTGCGGCGCTCGTATGGACGCTGACGAGGGTAAAGTGAAATAACATGAGTGAATATATCAAGCTGAAAGAAGTGCTGGAAATTGCCGAGCAGCAAGGTCATGTTACGCTCGATGACCTACTGGCCTGTGACACACTTCCCGTCACTCTCTGTAAGGATTGTCAATGGTGTTTGGTTGATCGCTCCCTAAGCACTCAACACTTGTGTATGAGAAAGCTCATTCGTGAGAGAGTGCAACTCACCGACTTTTGCAGTCACGGTCTTCCGATACTCCATGACGAAAGTGAGTCAAGGTGATAAAGGTGATAAAGGTGAGTGTTTTTGCAAAGACTTTTTTCAAATTGGCGTGTTTTGAAAAAATGTTTTTCTAATTTTAGGTGAGTTAGGTGAGTAATCGGGCATAAATGCCTATAACTCTCTCTTATACGCGCGTATATAGAAATAGTTATAGGGAATTGCACCCGATTACTCACCTTTATCACCTTGGCGAATATGAAAGGAGAATACGACTATGGCAGATGAAATTGTGAAGAAGCGCACCCGGCCTGATCGTAAGGAAGCCCTGCGTGTCCATACGGAACCGGGTGACAATAGAAAATATCTGGAACATTCGATGGTCATGCTGGACTGGCCTGATGTGAATGTGAGAGAGCCTGAACAGGTCAAAGAGCGTATGGGTATGTACTTTGCTCTGTGTTCCAAAGATGATATGAAGCCAAGCGTGGCAGGAATGGCATTGGCTTTCGGAGTAGATAGAACGACTCTGTGGAAGTGGGCAAATGGGGTGGATAGTAAGACTTTGCCCCCGGAAAGCCGCAACTTGATTAAAAAGGCGTATCAACTTTTGAACGCTCAGATGGAAAATTATATGCAGAACGGGAAGATCAATCCGGTCGCCGGTATCTTCCTGATGAAGAACAACATGGGCTATGCGGACAAGCAGGAGGTCGTGTTAACTCCCAACCAGCAGCTCGGAGATCAGGTCCCCGCCGAGGACTTGGAGAAGAAGTATCTCGAAGATGTGGTCGGTGCGTCCAGCGACTATGACTCGGAGGACTGAGCGACTTTCACGACTATGGCTTACGACTATGCCGAGCGACTTTGCGACTATCCCACGACTTTCACGACTTTCGTCCGAACGACTTTGCGACTTTCCGGCGAGGGTCTGCGACTATGACAGAGCTGCCGATCTCCCGCTCCGGGGTCGGCGGCTTTTTCATTCCCGGCAGGCGGGGCGGCGGGTGCTGGTGGGCGCTGCCGGGATTCCGGCCTGATCGGCGGCGGGTGCAACATTTTTTCGGCCTTTATAATGTATAGCCGCCCAATTTGCAAAAAATCTTGATTTTCTTTTGCATTTACGCTTGACAAGTAAATGCAATCATGCTATATTACAGATACCGAAAGCGAGTAAATGCAAATCAACCACCGACAGCCCGACAGGGCAGAAAAGGAGAATGAAATATGAAGACCAGATTTTTTAACAGTTTTGCAGAGTTTGAAATGAGCGGCACCGCTGGCAATTATGAGGAAGTCACCGTTGTTCGTGAAAATGGCTGGGTTAAATGCGATCTCATGACCGAGTGCAAGAGCTATAAAACGGCGCTGCGCCGCTTCTTCAAAGCTCTGGCAAATGTCCCGGAGGTTTCCGGCTGGTATGAGTGCCTGAGCGAGAGCGCCGAGAACGGTTATTTTCAGATGAATGATAACATGATGGCAGACGGAACCCGGAACCCCTTCCCCGGCTACGCTTGGGAGATCGAAGATCATGACGGAATGTGGTATATCTTCTTGAATGTGAAGACCGAGGAACCCGAAGACCCCGCCGCCGTGAAGTTCCCGAAGCTGTCCGAAGCCGTTCACGCCGAAGCCCTCGCCTGTATGGATGGGAAGAAGTTCTATATTGAAAATGGCTACTGCCGGACATGGGCGGCAGAACATCGGGGCGAACCTGATCGGGCTTTGCGGGAGTACCTGACCCCGGCGAAGTGGGACGCATACAAGGCCGGAACGCTTGACCGTGAAACGGCGGTTGTGTTGGCGGTGGAACGGGCTTTTTCTGAGGTGAAGAAGTGGGAAGCCCAGCAGCTCGAAAAGCTGAGAAGCGCCGCCGCTGCCCCTGTCCTCTCGTTCCTGTCCGTTGATGTGGAATGGAAACGAAATAGCTATTGGGGTAACAACCCCACGGCGACAGTATGGGCGGACGATGGTACCACCACCGGCCACGCTTCCGGGTGCGGGTATGACAAGGAGTCCGCCGCCGTGGGTAGCGCCTTAAACCAATCCGCCGCCGTTCTGCGGGTGCTGTATGAAGCCGCCGAAGCCGCTTTACAGGCGGGGCAGAGTTTTACCACACTTTCGAGCGGGTGCGTTTCGTGGCGTGATGTGCTGGGCCACGGCTCCGGGTATGAAATTCTTCCCTATTTTGAAGGCGGCGTGGGTGTGTCGTGCTTCTGGTCTATCCTCAGCAAATGCGGATACACTTGCCGCACTTCTGCGAGTGGTCGCCATTTTGGCCACTACACCGCAGAGAGAAAGGGGGCGTAAATATGAAGCCTTGGGACGGTGTATTTCAGCAGTACCGCTATAAAGCCCCTGCGGGGCTTCTGGTGGACGCTGGCGGGTCGGTGTATTATTTGACCCCGGAGGGCGTTCCGGCGCTCTGGTGCGCTTCTGAGCGCCTGAGAGGGCATTTGCACAGGTTGTGGAACATCACCCACGGCGAGGCGGTGGAAAATACCGCATATATCGCCGCCACGGGTCGGAATTGGTGAAGGAGGAAAACCCATGCTGTCGATCAATTTGCAATCTCGCATTTTCACGGAATACCACGCCGGGAAGGAGTTCACCACCGGCACTCGCTACCGCTACACCCTCCAATATAACCCGCTGGCGCTCCTGCATACATGGGTCATACGGCAGGCCAAGAGCGGCGGGGCGTGGGAGTGGGTGCAACCCCTCGCCCCTGATCTCCAATTTACGCCGAGAGGGAGCGCACGAAAGGCGGTGAATGCTTGATGTATTTCGTTCTGCTGGTTCTCCTGCTGCCGTTTCAAATCCTGATTGAAATATTGAAATTGAATAAATGATACCCCGCCCCGGTGCTATTCCGGGGCGGTTCTTTTTGCGCTTTTTCGGCCTGATCGGTACGGTGGGAACAGGTGCCGGGGCGGGGGATATGCCAGCGGCAACGAGGGCGGGGTGAGCCGAAAAATACCCGCAAAAAATAAAAAGGCTAATTTACATTTACCTATTGACAATTACATTTACCTATGCTATCTTATATGCAAGAGGTGATTTCCATGATGACATTCAAAAACGCAATCGGCTATATCCGAGTTTCCACCGAGCGGCAGGCTGATGACGACAAATACGGTATCGAAGTCCAGAAGCAGGCTATTCTTCTCTACGCCAACGAAAACGGCTACAACATCGTGGACTGGAAGATCGATGAGATCAGCGGTGTCAAGGATGACCGCCCCGGCTTGAACTCCATTCTCTACGGCGAAGATGTGACCAATCCCCCCTATGAAGCAGTGATCGTGTTCAAGAATGACCGTGTAGCTCGTGACACCAAGCTGTACTTCTACTACCTGTATGTATTGGAGCGGCGGAACATCAAGCTCTTGAGTACGCAGGAGAGCTTTACCGAGGGCAATGAGTTTGCCAACATCTACCGTGCGCTGCTTCAATTTGTGGCGGAGCAGGAGCGAAAGAACATCGCTCTGCGTACCGGCAAGGGTCGTTCCATCAAGGCTTCCTGCGGCGGGTACAGCGGCGGTCGCCGTCCCTACGGCTACAAGGTGGTCGATGGCGTTCTCGTGATTGACGAGCAGGAAGCCCCTATCGTGAAGTTCATCTTCGAGAAGCACGAGGAAGGAATGTCCATGCTGGGTATCACGGAGCTGCTGGAAAAGGCGGGATACCAGACCCGCTCCGGCAAGCGGTTTCAGGTGTCCACCATCAAGAGTATTCTCGGCAACCGTCCTCTGTACGAGGGAATGTATAAGTACGGCGACATGAATTGGGTCAAGGGCGTTCATGAGCCGATTTTGAAGGAGGCTGAGGGGGGGGAATGAAAAAGATGGCATGGCTGATGGGTCTGGTGGCGGTCGTGGTCTTCTTTCTGGTTGGGTGTTCTAAGAAGGACTCGGTGGAACCTGTTGCTTGGGACTCAGCTCTTTCCGAAGCAGGGTTCACCGATGACGAGATTGAAAGCTACCGAGAAGTGTTCGATACCGTAGGGGTGACTAATTTCCACGATGTTTCTATCGTAGACAATGACCCAATGACTGTGATTTGTGGTAAAATCTATGATAGCGAGGATTTGCAGCTCAATGTGACGCTGGAAGACCGCCAAATCATCTATGTGGAGCTGGCGGGTATTCCTGATACCAAAACGGAAGCCTATTTGAACTGGCGTGGCAAGGTAAAGTGGAAAACAGTACACACGAAAAAAGCGGTTGATCTTTATTCCGATACTGAGGGTGGTTATTTGGCAGTTCTGGATTGGGACAATAAGACGGTTGCCGAATATGAGGGTTGAGAGCATGAGGTTCTTTCTCAATATGGTCGGATATTTCCTGATAATCAGCTCGATTTTGCTGGTTCTGGCTTTCGTAATACCGAAAATCTTATAAATAGGCTTCTGCGAGGGCAGGAGTAACAGCCATGACGGGCTATCTGTGTAGAAATACACGGGTAGCTCGTTTTTTTATTGGAAAGGAAATGCACATGAATTATGAAAAACTGGCAGGTTCTATCCGAGCCGTGATCGACCGCCGACCGGAAGACAGCGGAGCATACAGTGACCTCTTTTCTCTGTGTCGAGAGTGGGAAACCGAGGATTTCTCGGCGGCGCATAAGGTGAACAAGGAGCTGTTGGCGCTCTCCGCAGATCAGGTAGTCCGTGGCGGCGGGGTGAAGTTCTATGAACAATGGCGGCGGTGTCTTCTCTTTGAAGCACCTCACGATTTTGACTCTTTCATGACCTATATCGAACTCGATCGCAAGCCGGAGAAGCGGTTTTACGCTCCCCGGAAGCATTATCTCAGGCCGATGGTGCAGGGATTTCAAGATGTTTTGGACGGAAAACTGCGTCTTTTGACAATATCCATGCCGAAACGAGCGGGAAAGTCTCAAACGGGGATCAATTTTGTGAATATGCTCTCCGGCAAGTTCCCTGACCGCTCGACCCTGATGGAAGGGACAGGCGATGACCTTGTAAAGAGCTTCTACAACGGCTGTCTGGAATACCTGACGGTTCCCAATGAGTACCTGTTCTACGATGTGTTCCCGGACGCACGGCTGGTGCAGACCAACGCCGACACGAAGCCGGTGAACCTGAAATCGAAGTCCCGTTTCCCCACCATCATGTGTCGTTCCATTGACGCTCGACAGGTGGGTTTGTCCGAAGCCACCAATGTTCTTTACCTCGATGACTGTGTGGAGGGTCGTGAGGAAGCGAAGAACCGCCAGCGGCTCGATGATAAGTGGGAGGTCATCTCCGGCGACATCATGGGTCGTGCCATTGAAGGTACGCCGATGGTGTTCACCGGCACCCGATACTCCCTGTATGACCCCATTGGTCGTGTGCAGGAACACGCACAGCGGGAAGGTTGGGCGTGGAGAGCCATTGAGATACCCGCTCTCGATCTCGTGACTGACGAAAGCAATTATGAGTACGAGCGGGAGGGCAAGAAAGTCTTTACCACCGCTTACTTCCGGGAGCAGCGGGAGCTTTTGAGTGCCGAGCAGTTTGAGAGCGAGTTCCAGCAGCAGCCGTTTGAAGCGAAGGGTCTGCTGTTCAACAAGGACGAACTGAACTACTTCTTCGAGCTGCCGAAAGACCGTGACCCGGACACCATCATCGCCGTTGGCGATACGGCGGAAAGCGGCTCAGACTCGACCTCTATGCCGGTGGCGAAGATTTACGGCAACGATGTATATATCGTTGATGTGGTCTTTGATGACTCTCCCGCCGAGGTGACGAAGCCGGAGTGCGCCAAGTGCCTGATCGAGAACAAGGTCGCTTCTGCTGTCTTCGAGTCCAACAATGCCGGTCAGTATTTCGCCAGAGATGTTGACCAAATCATTCGAGATCGAGGGTACTCCGTGGGTATCCGCACGAAGCGCACGATCTCCAACAAGCAGACCCGCATTGAGTTCGCTTCCGATAACATCAAGAAGAACTTCTATTTCAAGCACCCCTCCACCTACAAGCGGAGCGACCAGTATTGGAACTTCATGAAGGAAGTGACCACCTACACCCGCTCCGGCAAGGTACCGCATGATGACGCTCCTGACTCCCTCTCCCTGTTGGAGAACGAAATCCGTATGTTATCTGGGGGCAAAGTTGAGGTTTTCAAGCGTCCCTACTGAGTTCTTTACTTTCATTGTAGCGAATGGTATAATTAAGAGTTTACTATTGACAAGCATTGGAGAGTATAGTACAATGATAAGAGAGAAAATAGGTAGAGGGGAGGTATTCTGTCTTGGGCTGTTTCGGTCGTAAGAAAATCTTTACCGATGTGACGGAGATCACACGGGACAATGTGTTGGACGTGCTGAGAAAGGCGCTTATCACGCATTGGTCGAACAAGGCGGGTATGGAATACCTCTATGCTTACTACAAGGGAAGACAGCCGATTTTGAACCGTCAGAAGGAAGTCCGTCCTGAAATCAAGAACAACGTGGTCGAGAACCGTGCCAATGAGATCGTGTCCTTCAAGGTCGGCTATCTGATGGGCGAACCCATTCAGTATGTCAGCCGAACCGATGACAAAACGGTTGCCGACAAGATAACTACCTTGAACGGCTATTGCCTTTCCGAAGATAAAGCCGCAAAGGATAAGGAGCTGGCAGATTGGTTTCACATTTGCGGCACAGCGTATCGCATGGTGCTTCCTGACAGCGTGTTTGAGAAAGAAAGCGATGAAGCGCCCTTCGAGATTTATACCCTTGACCCTCGGTTTGCTTTCGTGGTGTATGCCAACTCCATCGGTGAGCCGCCCGTGATGGGTGTGAAGTACATTCAGCGGTCGGATGGTGCTGTGATTTACAGCATTTATACGAAAGACCGTTACTTCGAGATTGAAAACCAGAGCATGATTGTTCGTGAAGAAGCCCAGCCGCTCGGTATTCCCATTATCGAATATCCGGCGAACAATGCTCGGCTGGGTGCTTTCGAGATCGTTCTCCCCCTGCTGGACGCTATCAATACCGTGGACAGCAACCGCCTTGACGGTGTGGAGCAGTTTGTTCAGGCGCTCATGCTGTTTCACAATGTTGATATTTCCAGCGATGATTTCTCCAAGCTGCGGGACGAGGGTGCTATCAAGTTCAAGGACATTGACCCGCAGTACAAAGCGGAGATCGAGTATCTGACTTCTGAGCTGAACCAGAGCCAGACCCAAGCACTGGTCGATCATCTCTACAATACGGTGCTGACGATCTGTGGTATGCCGAACCGCAACGGCGGTACTTCCACCAGCGACACGGGTTCTGCGGTCATCATGCGTGACGGTTGGTCAGCGGCGGAAGCCAGAGCGAAAGACTCCGAGTTGATGTTCAAGCTCTCTGAAAAGGAGTTTTTGAAGCTGGTTCTGCGTATCTGTTCTGACCTGAGTGATCTGGAATTGAAGCTGTCCAATGTGGAAGTTCGCTTTACTCGCCGTAATTATGAGAACATCGCTCAGAAAGCGACCGTGCTGACCACCATGCTCAGTAATTCCAAGATCGCCCCTGTTCTGGCCTTTACCCACTGCGGTATGTTCTCCGACCCGCAGCTTGCCTACCGTATGAGCATGGACTACGCCGAGGAACAGGAGAAAAAGGCCGCTGAACTTGCCGCTAAGCAGAAGGAGGTTAATCCTGATGGAGAGGGAAATCCGCCTGACCCCGGAAGCGGTCAGAAAGATTGAGGAAATCTTGACTGCGGGAAAGACCGTGGAGATCGCAGAACGGCACGAGAAAGTGGTCGTGTGGGCGGTCAGCAGCAAAAAGAAATATGAACAGCCTATCGCATAGGCGATAGGGACAGCCACTACGGGCTACTGATACCGAAAAGGTATTGGTAGCCCTTTTATTTTTCCTTCCAAAGCCCTCGGAGTCTGCGGACAGTCCGTGAAAGCTCGACCTCTACGGAGATATGAGAAAGGCGAAGACAATGATTTGACCGCCGTAAGGCGTTGAATAGGCAGAGAAGCCTTAAATCGCAAAACGGAGAGAACCGTAAACACAAAGGTATAGTGCGGAGAAGCACTCTAAAAAGCGCAGAAAGGAACGATTGTATGGCAAAGATTGATGTTTCCACCATTGAGGGCTTTGCGAATATGACCGCAGAGCAGAAAGCGGAAGCCCTCGCAAACTACGAGTTTCCCGACCCTGATTATACCGGCTATGTGAAGAAAGATGTCTTTGACAAGACCGCTTCCGAGCTTGCGTCTTGGAAGAAGAAGCACAATGAGCTGCTTTCTGAGGAAGAGCGCAAGAAGCTGGAAAACGAGCAGATGTTCGAGGAAATGAAGAACAAGCTGGCGGGATTGGAAAAGGAGAAGACCGTTTCCAGTTACAAGGCGAGTTTTGCCGCACAGGGCTATCCTGAGCCGCTGGCAACCGAAGCCGCTGCCGCTATGGCAAACGGTGAGATGGATAAGGTCTTTGCCGCACAGAAGAAGTTTCTGGAACAGTATGAGAAAGATGTAAAGGCCAAGGTTCTGAAAGACACCCCTAAGCCCCCTGCCGGTGGTAAGGGCGGTGAGATGACTAAGGCTGATTTTCTGAAACTTGACACCAAAGCCCAGATGGAGTTCATCAAGGAACACTCTGACTGGCAGACAATTTTGAAGTAATTATGGAGGTAAAACACTATGGCTACCTATCTCGGCTATCCGTTTGACCCTGAACTGTTTAATTACAACTGGGCAAACGCAAAAGACCCCACTCTGACCGCCATGTTCGAGAGCGGCGCTGTCGCCCCGAACGCAGAGCTGGCACGGCTGATCGCTAACGGCTCTGACTTCTACACCCTGCCCTTCTACAAGGTCATCGGCGGCACTCCTGAGAACTACGATGGCGCAACCGACATCACCCTGACCGACCCCGCTGGCGGCGCTCAGAACGGTATCGTGTTCGGTCGTGCTCACGGCTGGAAGGAGAAGGACTTCATCGTTGATTACAACAGCGGTGCCGACCCCATGCAGCAGATCGTGTCTCAGGTATCCAAGTATTGGCAGAAGCAGCGTCAGTCCATCATGCTGAAAATCCTCAATGCGGTCTTCGGCGTGACCGGCAGCGGCGAGTTTGCCGGTTGGGCGAACCACACCACCGACCTGTCTTCCGCTTCTACCACCGTTGCGGACGCAAACAAGATGGGTGCGACCACCATCGGTGACGCTATCCAGAAGGCCGTGGGCGACAATCAGGACGCTTTCCAGCTTGTGTTTATGCACAGCAAGGTCGCTACTAACATGGCTGGCCTGAAACTGCTGGACTTCCTCAAGTACACGGACGCTAACGGCGTGGAGCGCCCCCTGCGTATCGGCACGGTCAACGGCATGACCGTTATCGTGGACGATGGTTGCCCCACTACTGCCGCTACGAGCGGTGATGGTGCCAAGGCGGCGACCTATACCACCTATGTCCTCGGTCTGGGTGCTATCCAGTACGCTCCCGCCCCCGTGAAGGTTCCTTCCGAGTTGACCCGTGACGCTCTCAAGGGCGGCGGCTATGACGCTCTGGTGACTCGTATCCGTGAAACCATGCACCCCAACGGTTTCAGCTTCACCAAGCCCGCTTCCGGCTACACCGCTTCTCCCACGGACGCTCAGCTTGCGGCTTCCGCCAACTGGTCTATCGTGGCTGACCCCAAGACGATTGCGCTGGCGAAGATCATCACCAACGGCTAAGGAGGTTCACCATGTTCTATGTTTCTGACGGAAAAGTGTATGTGCGGGAGGGAGATCACTTCCGTAATGTAGGCTTTACCGCAAAGGACAAGGTGATTACTCGGCGTGAACTGGAAAGTACCTCCGTGGTGATGGGTACGGTGGTTGTTGATACCCTCGACAACCCCGTAGCCCTCACCCGTGAGGAAATCATCACCAAGTTCAACCTGTCCGAGGAAAATCCCATTCCCGTTATCAAGAAATCCCGCAAGAAGTCCGAAGAACCCGTTGAGTGATAGGAGGTGGAAAGCATGACGGACGCTGAAAAGCTCCAAATGGTGAAAGCCATGACCGGCGAGACAGACGAGGACACGCTTTCCACCTACCTTTCTATCGCCGGAAATAAGGTGTGCCGCAAGGCATACCCCTTTGACCCCACCGTGACCGCCGTTCCCGACCAGTACGCTCACATTCAGGTGGAGATTGCCGTGTATCTGCTGAACAAACGGGGTGCCGAAGGGCAGACCGCTCACAGCGAGAACGGTATCTCTCGCTCCTATGAAGACGGTGATGTGCCGCCTACGCTGCTGAGGGACATTGTTCCCTTTGCTTCCGTGATGGGAGGTTGAGAGTGTGAAGACGCTGAACCGTAACAAATCGCCCTTCTGGTATCTGCTGTATGACGGTAAGGTTCCTGCCAAGGACGAGTACGGCAACGAGACCGGTGAGGAAATCGTGTCTTACAAGCCTGCTGTGGCGATGAACGCCAACATCTCGGCGGCGACCGGTTCCGCTCAGGTGGAGCAGTTCGGCAATTTCGCCGGGTACGACAAGGTGATCGTTACCGATGACCTGAGTTGCCCCATTGACGAGAATACCGTGCTGTTCATCGACAAAGAGCCTGTGTATGACGAGGACGGGAAACCGCTCTACGATTACATGGTCAAGCGAGTCGCCAAGTCTCTCAACTCCATCTCCTATGCGGTAAGCAAGGTGACGGTATCGTGAAGAAGGTTGCAATCACGCTTTCCGGGAGAGATATTGACCACCTGATACGGGAGGTCGAGGACTGGAAGAACTGGCTCTTAGACCGTACCACGATCTTTCTTGGGCGGCTGGCACAAGAGGGCATGGAGATCGCTTCCGCCAAGTTCGAGCAGGCTGTCTACGATGGCACCAACGATGTTTCCGTAACGGTAGAACCTCGTGGGAACAATGTCCGAGCGGTCGTAGCGACCGGCAGAGCAACGCTGTTCATCGAGTTCGGCACAGGCGTGACCTATCCCGATAACCACCCCGAAGCCGGAGAACTCGGTATGAAGCGTGGTGAGTACGGTCAGGGTCACGGCAAGCAACAGTCTTGGGGTTATTACGGCGAGCCCGGCACGAACGGGTTGCTGAAAGAGAAGAAAAACGGCGGGTTCGTGGTCATCACTCACGGCAACCCCGCCAATATGCCGATGTATGAAACGATAAAGGAGCTGCAAGATCGGCTCACGGATATTGCGAAGGAGGTGTTTTCATGATCGATGTGGAGAGCCAAATCTACACGCCGATTGCGGAAGCCCTGAGAGCGCAGTTTCCCGGTATTCTGGTCAGCGGCGAGTATGTCAACGCTCCCTCCCGTTTCCCCTATGTGAGTCTCGTGGAGCAGGATAACTACACCACGGAAGCTCACATGGACAGCGGCGATACGGAGAGGTTCGCCACGCTGATGTACGAGGTGAATGTCTACTCCGACAAGGCAGGCAGTAAGAAGACTGTTTGCCGCAAAATCATGAAGTTCGTGGACGATCTCATGTATGCCAAGAACTTCCGGCGCATTTCCCTTTCCCCGGTTCCCAATTTGGAGAACGCAACAATCTACCGTCTGGTGGCTCGGTACAAGGCCGAAACGGACGGAACTACTCTTTACAGGAGGTAAATGAAATGGCTATTTCCACCTACAAGGTCTTTCTGATGAAGAAGGATGCCAGTGGTGAGCAGTGGAGTAAGCTGATCGACATTAAGGAGTTCCCTGACCTCGGCGGCGAACCCGAAATGCTGGAAACCACTACCCTGAGCGACAATATGCAGACCTATATCGCCGGTATCCAGTCTCTCGATGGTCTGTCCTTTACCGCCAACTACACCCTGTCCGATTTCCAGACCCTCAAAGCGCTGGAAGGTAAGAAGGAGAGTTATGCGGTTTGGTTTGGCGGCACCGAGAGCGATGGCACCGTTACCCCCGATGGCTCTAACGGCAAGTTCAGCTTTGACGGTGAGCTGTCCGTGTACCCCGTGGGCGGCGGCGTGAACGAAGTGGTGAACATGAACATCACGATCGCTCCTTCCACCCCCATCACCTTCTCCGCAACCTAAGACACCAACAACAGCCGTATTGATAAGGAGGATTTATCATGGCAAAGCAGTTGACCATCAATGACCCCACTTCTGGCGTGACCTATACGCTGGAATACACCCGCAAGACCGTGGAAGCGATGGAGAAGAACGGCTTCGTTGCCGCCGATGTGGAGCGCAAGCCGATGACCATGCTCCCGGCGCTGTTTGCCGGTGCGTTTCTCGCCCATCATCGGTTCGTGAAGCGTGATGTGATCGACAACATCTACGCCCGTCTGAACCACAAGGACGAGCTGATTTCCGCTCTGGTGGAAATGTATAACGACCCTCTGCTGAGTCTGCTGGACGAGCCTGAGCAGGAGGGCAGCGAGGGAAACCTGAACTGGAAGACCGGCTGGTAAGCGACCGATCTTCCAGAAGTGAGGGGGGCGGCGGCGACCATCGCCCCGCTCCCCTTCTTGCTTACACTCCGAAGTTTTACGAGGTTTTCCCGTATTATCTCTCTATTGGTATGACCTACGAGCAGTTTTGGGAACAGGACTGCGAGTTGGTAAAGTATTACCGAAAGGCGGCACAGATCAGGCAAGACCTGAGAAATCAAGACGCATGGTTGCAAGGAGCTTATTTTTATGAAGCTCTCATTGACGCAGCCCCCGTCCTTCGTGCTTTTGCCAAGAAGGGGACTAAGCCCACGCCGTATCGGGAAAGTCCGTATGAATTGTTTAATCGGCAGGATAAGAAGCAGCAGAAGCAGCTTCAAGAAAAACACGATGATCGAGCCAAGGCATATATGGAAGCCTTTATGGTGTCGGTCAACAAAAAATTTCAAGAGAAAGGTGGTGGCGTAAGTGGCTGATAATGTGGAAATTCAGGGATTGGAGTTTCAGATCGTCAATGACAGTACGCAGGCGGTCGATGGACTTCAAAACCTGATTAACACGCTCAATCGTCTGAAAACCGCTACCAACGGCGGCGCAACGGGTCTGAGCAAGACCGCTCAGGGTATTCGGGAGCTTTCCAATTCCCTGAAAGGCTTGAACAGCGGTGACGCTTCTCAGAAGATCACCCGTCTTGCCAATGCGTTGACCGCTTTGAGTCAGGTTGGAAATGTGAAGATTTCTTCCTCCATCGCCAACCAGCTCACGGCAATCAACACCGCTCTCGCTGGTCTGAAATGGACGGACGGTGACAAGCTGACCGCCCTTGCCAACGGCTTACGCCCTCTTTCCGAGTTGGGTAAAGCCAACATGACCACCTTCATCAACCAGCTTGGAAAGCTGCCGAAGGTGATTGAGGATTTGGATAAGGCGGCCATTAGTAAGTTCACGCAAGAAATGACCGCTCTTGCCGCCGCCATGAAGCCTTTTGCCGATGAAATGCAGAAGGTGTCCAACGGCTTTTCGGCGTTCCCGTCCAAAATTCAGAAGTTGATTACCAGCACGGAGAAATACAACACTTCTGCCAGTAAGGCGACCGCTACGACCGGAAAGTTCACAAGCGGACTGAAAGCGTTGAATGTCGCCGCTGTCGCAATCACTTTCCGCAGGATTGGTCACTACATCGCACAGGCAGTCACGGAGTCCAATAAGTACCAAGAAGATCTGAACCTGTTCACGGTCGCCTTGGGGCAGTACGCCGCCGAAGCACAGAACTACGCCGAGAAGGTATCCGATGTTTTGGGTATTGACCCGGCACAATGGCTTCGCAATCAGGGCGTTTTCAACACTCTGCTGACTGGCTTTGGTGACACGGCTGACCGAGCGCAGCTCATGAGCCAAAATCTGACGCAGTTGGGCTACGACATTTCCTCCTTCTTCAATATCTCGATTGAAGACGCTATGCAGAAATTACAATCCGGTATTTCCGGTGAGTTGGAACCTCTCCGGCGGTTGGGCTACGATCTGTCGCAGGCTCGGTTGGAGCAGACCGCTTTGAACCTTGGTATCAAGGAGAGCGTTGCCAACATGACGCAGGCGGAAAAGGCGGAACTGAGATACTACGCCATTATGACTCAGGTAACGACCGCTCAGGGCGATATGGCGAGAACGCTGGAAGCTCCCGCCAACCAGCTTCGTATTTTGCAGGCACAGGTCACGCAGGCCGCACGAGCTATCGGCAACATCTTCATTCCGGCCTTGAACGCTATTTTGCCCTATGCAATCGCCGTTGTTCAGGTCATTCGAGAGATTGCCAACGCTCTTGCCAACCTTGCGGGTTTCAAGCTGACCGAGGTGGACTATTCGGGAGTGAACAGCGCCGCCGTTGGTGCTGGGGCTTTGGCAGATAACCTCGATGACGCTGCCGGAGCCGCCAAGAAGCTGAAACAGTACACCGCAGGCTTTGACGAGCTGAATGTCTTTGCTCCTAACACCAGCAGCGGTTCCGGGGCGGGTGCCGGTGGTGTAGGCGGATTTGATTTTGAACTGCCTACCTATGATTTTCTTGGTGACGCTGTGCAAACCCGCATTGGCGAAATCAAGAAAATGATCGAGGACAGCCTTGCGGAGATCACCACCATTGTCTCCGGTTTTATGCTGGCGGTCGGTGCCATTCTGGTCGTGACCGGCGTAAATATTCCGCTGGGTGTCGGTCTGATGGCGGCTGGTGCGGTCGGGCTTGCGGCTACCGTAGGATTGAATTGGACAGCTATGAGTAGTGAACTGGCGAATACGCTGGCTCTCATTACAGGTGTTGTTGCCGGGTTTCTACTGGCTCTCGGCGCAATCATGGCGTTCTCCGGAGCAAACCTTCCTCTCGGTATTGCTTTGATAGCCTTGGGTGGGGCAAGCCTTGTAGCCGCTGCCGTTGTCAACTGGCACAGCAGCGACCAGCACCTTACGGACGCTCTGACCACCCTGACGGGAGTTTTGGCGGGTGCTTCTCTGGCAGTCGGCGCTATGCTGGCTTTCACCGGAGTTGCAACCGGGCTGGGTATTGCGCTGATGGCTGTCGGTGCTGTTACTCTCGTTTCCGCCGCAGCTCTGAATTGGAACAGTATCCCGGACGCTCTGGCTTCTCCCTTGTCCAGAGTAGGACTGCTGGTCAGCGGTGCAACCTTGGCTCTCGGTGCTATTCTCGCATTTTCCGGGTGTATGCCCCTCGGTATTGCTCTTATGGCAATCGGTGCTGCTTCTCTGGCTTCCGTGCTGGCTCTCAACTGGAACGGCCTAAGCGATGAAATTCAAAATGTGATCGCCGTTATCACCACGGTCGTATCGGTTGCGTTCCTCGCTGTGGGTGCGGCACTGGCTTTCTCCGGGGCAAATATTCCGCTGGGTCTGGCGTTACTGGCGGCGGGTGCGGTCATGATGGGAACGGCTATCATGCCGAACTGGAATGACCTTTCTGATAATGTTCAGCAGAAGATCAGTATGATTACCACCGTTGTCGGCGGCGCACTCTTGGCAGTCGGTGCTATCCTCGCCCTAAGCGGCGTTGCCCTTCCTCTCGGCCTTGGTTTGATGGCGGCGGGTGCGTTGAGTCTTGGTGCTTCTGCCGCTTTGAATTGGGATTTCGTTGTTAATTCCATTAAGAAGGTCGTATCGGTCATTACGGGTATTCTCAGCGGCGCATTGATCGTTCTCGGTGTGCTATTGTGCCTAAGCGGTGCGGGTGTCGGTCTTGGCCTTGCGGTACTGGCGGCGGGTCTGTCTTTGTCCTATGCGGCATGGACGCTGGACGATAACCCTATCACTCGCTTTGTGCGGCAGATGGCAAACTCGATTATTGGTCTGGTGAATGGTGTCATTGACGCAATCAATGATATGTTTCACATTCAGTTCGATGGTTTGACCGTCATGGGTATCACGCTTATTCCGGCGTTTGATATTCGGCTGGTCAATATCCCGCACATTCCGTTCTTCGAGGACGGTGGTTTCCCGGACGAAGGGCAGCTCTTTATCGCCCGTGAAGCCGGTGCGGAGATGGTTGGTGCGATGGGTCGCAGAACAGCGGTCGCCAACAATGACCAGATTGTCGAGGGTATCTCCGCTGGCGTTTCTATCGCCAACGATGGCGTGATCGCCGCTATCTATGCTTTGCTGAACGCTGTGGAGGACAAGGATATGTCCGTTGTCATTGGCGACAATGAGATTGGTCAGTCCTATGACCGCTACAAGGAGAAGCGAGGTCGGCAAGTATCTACTGGCGTGTTCGCCAATGCCTACTAAGGAGGGCTGAGGAAATGCAGAGTTTTATCACGATCAACGGCACGAAGTTTCCTCAGCCCCGTAGGGGCTTAGAGTTGATGACCGCTACCATCGTCAATTCCGCTCGAAACGCCAACGCTGTTGTCGTAGGGCAGAAGGTCGGTAGAGATCAACAGAAACTCAATAACCTCTTTTGGGGCTACCTGACAGCGGAACAATGGTCTGCCATGTTGCAGATTTTTGACAAGAACTTCTATGTGATGGTCACTTATCCCGATATGGTGAACAACCGCTGGACAACTCGAAAGATGTATCCCGGCGACCGCACGGCAACCCCATATCATCTTGACCCAAACACGGGTCTTCCTGCGGACTACATCAACTGCAAAGTCAATGTCATTGACTGCGGCGAACCGTTCTAAGGAGGTGCAGCCGTGAAACAGGTAAGCAACGCTTACAAGTTGTCGATGAAGTCCATGCTCCGTGAGCAGTCTTTCGTGGAGATCACCTTCTCTCAGGTGGACACGGCGGCGGCAACGGACGGAGATTGGGTCAGCAACGGGGCGCAAAGCTATTCCGAGTTCGACACGCTGGACTATGGATATGACTATCAGGAGTCCTACGCCGCCTTGGAGTTGAACCGCTGGGCGCTGGACGGTAACACAGTCATTGTTCCTTCCTCCGGGACGATGTATGACGGTTTCATTTCGAGTCTCATGAGTAATGCTGAGGGCAAGTTCACCACCCCTGCGGTGCTGACTCGTGCTTTCAGCAATCCTCATACCTTCCCCGGTATCACCTTGACTTTCGACACCCGCTATCAGGAATGGCCTGAAAACGTGACGGTGGATTTTTACCTGAACGGTGAAGTGCTGGAAAGCCTGACGGTTCCCGTGACGGGGACTGAGGTAATTGTTGATACGAAGGTCGCTTCCTGTGACAAGATCGTGTTGACGATGGGAAACACCCTCCCGTACCGCCGCTCCCGCTTGCAACAGGTTCTCTACGGCGTTCAGAAGAAGTTCGGCAACGATGATATTGTTTCTACGAAGCAGTCTCACGATGTTGACCCTCTCTCCCGCAGACTGCCGCAGGAAACCATGCAGTTCGTCCTTCTGGACTACGAACACAATTATGACCCTGACAATCCCAAGGGTATTTACGCCTACTTGGATAAGAAGTCTCCCGTGGCTATTCGGTTCGGCTATATGCTTCCGACCGGCAAGGTCGAGTGGTTGAAAGCTGACAAGTATGTGCTGAACAGCAAGCCGAAAGCCGCTAAAAATCAGGCCACCTTCACAGGTACGGGTCTGATCGGCAGTCTGACGGGAACCTTCTACAAGAGCAAACTCGGTTCCAAGAACTTCTACGACATGGCAGAGGAAGTGCTTCTGGACGCAGACCTGACGCTGACGGAACAGGGTACGCACCCGTGGGTGATCGACCCAACCTTGAAGCAGATGTTCACTACGGCGGCACTTCCCATCGACACGCACATGAACTGCCTGCAACTGATCGCTCATGCCTGCCGCTGCCGCCTGTTTACAGACGATGACAATATCATTCACATCAAGCCCTTCGGCGTGACCGTGGTTGGTATTTACAGCGGCGTATGGGAGGATAACGGTCATTTGTGGTACAGCGAGTGGGACACCGTTGACCGTGGCAATAAGGTTGGCAACACCTATGCCGCTCTGGAACTGAACCGCTGGACGCTGGACGGTGGAGATCAGGTCATTATCGAAGATACTGACCCCTCTGGCCGAGGGTTTATCAGCGAAGCGATGACTGCGGCAGATGGCACCTATACCACGAAGCCGACCTTCACCAAGACCTTTGACGTTTCTCACGATCTTCCCGTGCTGGCCTTCCGCTTCGATACCCCGCTGGCTGAATACCCCACCTCCATTCAGGTGAAGTATTACGCCGGGACGAAGCTGCTGGATACGCAGATCGTGACTGGTATTACCTCGGCTGAGGTGTTCGTCAGCAGCGAAGCAGCGATTGACTGTACCAAGATCGAGGTCACGATGAACGGCGGTCTGCCATATCGCCGTATGCGGGTAAGCAAGCTCTACTACCGTGAAACGGACTTCACGCTGGACTTTGACTCGATCTCTCAGGACTCGCAGTCCATTACGAAGATCGATCAACTCAAAGCGGTGTCTGTCGCCAAGTATGCGTACACGGCGGCAAACGACACCACCAAACTTTTCGAGGGAACGACCACCGAAACTCAGCTTCATGTCGAGTTCTCTGGTCTTGCACAAGATGTTTCCATCTCTGTTTCTGGCGGGTCGCTGGTATCT